CGATGCGCTCGAAAAAGCCGAGAACCGCCTCGATGGCGTCAACCGGCAGATGCGAGACACGGCCCGAATCTGGAACGAGATGGACTTCAGCGAGATGCCGGACGGGTTCACATCCGATGAGGGCGGGGCAGGGGGCGGAGGTGGTTCATCCGGCGGGGCGAGAACGGGAGGAGGCTCCGATAAAGGCTCCTTCCGCGATCTCATCAGAAAGCTCGATAACCTCTACGGCTCCCACGAAAACATCTTCCGCACCGGGAAGCAGTTTAAAATGTTCGACGGCCGGCGGCGCGCCCCGAACGGCCAGTTTATCTCAAACACACTGGACCCACTCTACGACGAGGGAAGCCACGCGACTCGTGGACGCTTCGGTGAACTCACAAGCGTTCGCATGAAGCGGCTTCAGGACCGAGAGAACTGGGATGGCGTCAACCTCTCTGCCGCAAAAAATGACTCCGGTATCTTCAAAAGCGACCGCTCCCGGTTCCTCGAACACGTTCGCGGGATGTTGGATATAGACGGCGACGGTTCAATCACGGGTGGTGCGTTCATCGACTCGTTCGATGGCAAGCTGAAGAAGCTGATGCCCACCATGCAGAAGTGGTACCAACTGCTCGCGCTGATTATCCCACTGCTCATCTCTGCCGGTGTTCAGGCACTCGGTGTCGCCGCGGCACTGGGTGGAGTCGCGGTTGCAGGCGGCGCGCTCATCGGGCTTGGCCTCATCGGCCATGCGAACGATATGGGTGCCGCGTTCGATGAAGCGGGCAATCAGGTTCAGGACTTCAAAGAGGACTTGTTCGAGGCGTTCAGCCCGACCGCACAGCAGTTCTCGTCGATTTCGGCGGAGTTCTTAGACCGAGCGCCCACTGACCTGCAAGAAGTTGCGAAGTCGATGCAGGGGCTGACCCGCTACTCTGACACACTGTTCAGAATGTGGTCGGCACTTACCGGCGGGCTGGCTGAGTTCATGAACATTCTCGTGCGGAACGAAGATGTCATCAGTCAGCTTTCGCTTCGGTTCGGCGGCCTCATCGGGTCGGGAATTTTGAAGTTCTTCGAATGGCTGATTCAGTCGGCCTACCGGAACCAAGAGATGTTGCTCAGCCTGTGGGACGTGATTGTTAGCGTCGCTGTCACCATCTACAACCTTTCGATGGCTGTCTCGACGGTCGTTGCCGCGTTCGCCCCGCTGTTCAAGATTCTGGTCCTCATCAGTGAGTTGATGAACAACAGTATCGTCATCAACCTCATCATGATGGTTGCCCTGCTTTACATGATTGGTAAAGCGGCAATGGTCATCTACGGGCTGTACGGTGGCTTCATGGTCCTCGCAACGGGTGTTAAGGCCGCAATCACGTGGATGACAGCATACCAAGTCTCTACGTGGGGCGCTGTCGCCGCGACACTTGCGCTCGTGGCCGCAGTCGGTATGCTGACTCTCGGAGCCGCGACAGTCATCGGCGGTGCAGTCACGGGCGGCGTGATGTCTGGAACTGCGCCAACAGGACCATCTACCTTCGGCAACGGCGGCGGGCCTGACTTCGGCGGTGGTGGTGGACCCGGCGGTTCTGGCGGAATGACTGTCAACAACTACAACACTTACAAACTGACCAACTACGGGCAAATGGACAAGGATTCAGAGAACCGCTTCTGGGATGCGGTGGTGGTAGGTAATGCCCAACGCACGATATGACACCGAAATTCCGGCGAACCCGAACGAGCCGCTACCGTTCGAGATTCTACCGGAACTAAACTTCGGGCCGCGGCCTAACATCGCGCCCGATGAAATGCGTTCGGGGCAGAGCGTGAACGCCGAGTACGACTGGGCGTTTGCGCCTGAATACTACCCCGACCGCTTTCCACAGTCAAAAGAAAAGAAGCTCGACCGCTCCGGCAAGCAGTGCAGTGGCGAAGACGTGACTATCGAGAGCATCAAGAACCGCGAGTTTCACGTCAGCGGCGTTCTGCTGGCGCGTGAAGTCTCGGACTTCAATCAGATGATCGACTACGACGACGTGGTGGACTTGTATTCGCCTATCTCGCCAAGCGGCGGGATGCAGTGCTACGTCAAAAACGGTGAAATCAACGCGACGCCAGAAGGCTTCGATGCGATTCACCGGATGTGGCGCTTCGAGTACAGTATCGACCTCGTGAGTACCGGGAACGACGAGTACGACCGGACGAAAAACTCCATCGTCTCGTCTATCATCGGCACCAGCGGAGATACACAATGAACTGTGAATATGGAAACTGGACTGTCCGATTTCCAGAGGTAGACGGGACAAGCGGCCCGTTCGAGATTTCGGCCGACGAAATGACCCTCAAAATGGAGGACAGGAAGTTCGACTTCTGCCGCGCCGAGTTCGACGTTGAAATCGGCGAGATGATGAAGCCGGAGACCAACAACGATGATGGCGCTCTCAGCTTCGCACAGGCCGCGGAGGTCTGCCTCAATGGTCATCCGGTGAGGGCGCTCCACTTCCGGCCTGACTACGTGTCTTACGGCAATCGCGGCACGTACATGGAACTCCACGATATGCAGGAGTCGCTGGACTCAGGCATCGTGGACAAACACTGGGACCGTGTAACGCTTCGAGACGCTTACGAACACGTGTTCTCAAAACGCGACAAGAACCTCATCAGGGACATCAAGTTCACGGTTCCCGATGAACTGCCATCTGGGCAAGAAATCATTACCACGCTCACTGGTGAAGCGGCTTACGAACCGAACTTCTTCAAAGGAGGCAGCGAGAACTACGAAAAGAAGTTCTACGAGCCAAAGAACAACGAACGTCTTCTCGAATCCACCTACGCACTGGACTTTAACAAAATCTCACCGGCTCAAGCCATCTGGGAACTAAACGACCGCTTTCAGATGCAGACGTGGGTTGACAGCGACTACACGCTCTGGGTCGGGATGCCTGAAAACGTCTCGATGCTTCACGTTGCGGCATCCGATGACGGGCGCGTCTGGCGCTACCGCGACGATGCGGTGCAGATTAAGCACTCACGAGACCCCATCTTCGGCGTCGTCGTGCAGGGTAGTTGGTACGACGAACCCGGCATTGGCGGCGGTGAAGACGCTGTGGAGGAAGTCACCTCGTGGTTCGGTTTCGCTGGCGTCTCTGAAGACGAAGCCAGCGGCGGCGCGGCTGACGTGCGTGCTGAAGGCGTGGCCTACTTCCCCGACGTGGACCCGGAGTACGGACAGCTACTCGAAATCAGCGACAGTAACGCGAAGCGAGACGCCCTGCCCCATGTTGCACAAACCTATCTCTACGAGAAGATGAAAAAGCAACACTCTGGGTCGGTCGAACTCATCCCATCGCTCTCCGGCGACCAAGTGAGTCCGATGCGCGCGCTAACCGTTGGCGACGCGCTTCATCTTGTTCCCGAAGACAATCACTTCGACGGAGTAGTAGATGCGACATCGGGGCGAATGGGCAACGAGCCTGAAGACATCGGCTGTGGACAGTTCATTCACAATGAAATCTACATGGTCACAGGTGTCACGCACAACGTATCGGGCGGCTACTGGACTGTAACTGCTGATGTAGCCATGTTCCCCGACAACGACGTTAAGAAATACGTGCGCTACTTCTCGCCCCGCACCGAAGAATATCTCGATGAAGAAGACGTGTGGCCTGATGGTCGGAACCCCATGCCTCACGAACGCTTCCGAATCGAGAACTTTTAGCGGCTGTGTGGGGGGTTCTCACACCCTCCGTATATAAACCCGCTACCTTTCATAGTTATGGAACACGGCATCATCACCACGACGAGTTACGAACAAGGGGTGGTCCTCTGCGACGTGCAGGCCGTCCGAATTGACACCGAGTATCGGAACGTTCCGATGCTGAAGCCGTTCGCCGCACTCTCTGTAGTTCCAGCCATCGGACAGCGCGTCTCGATGGTTTCACTCAGCGACGGCAAGCGGTTCATCACCGATGTTATCGCTCGGACCCCAGAAGGGTCTCAACCCGATGACCTCGCCGAAGGTGATGTCGCAATCCAACTGGACGAGGAGACGAAACTCACGTTCACGAAGACAGACGAAGGCATCTACGACGTAGAACTCAGTGCCTCAGGCGATGTGACTATCAACGCCGCGAATCATCTGCAGCTTTCCGGCAACACCATCGACTTCGACACGAGTGGTAACTGATGCCTTTACTCGCACTACTCGGCGCTCCCTGTGAAGCGGGCGGCCACCCCGGCGAATGTGGGACGGTCGCTTCGGGCGCGCTTCAGGATTCTGATGGAGATACTAGCGTCACGATTAACGGCACTCCGGTTGCCACGCACGGCGACTCGATGAGCTTCGAAAGTCACGCACACTCTTACGGCGGAGACCCGCCCGTGTGTGAGTCTTTCTCAAGCCACGAACTCACGCCCGACCAGAGCCACAACCTCACGGTCAACGGTCAGCCGGTTATGCGCGCAGGCGACAGTACGACTGACCCCGGCAGTGGTGGCACGGCGTCCATCACAGGCAGTGGCGGCCAGTCAGCAGTAACGCACACCGAATAACGCACTCACTTCATACATGAAACAAGACATCGCCCTCGGCGGTGACTTCTCTGTCTTTCTGGACCACCGTAATGACCTTGCGAAGGTCGAGGGTCGGGAAGCGTTCGAGCAGTCGGTAGTCATCATGCTCACCGACTATATGCAGAACGTTCTCTCCGACTACGACCCCGACACCATCAAGCAGAAGCTCCGGCTTCAGGTCACGCGGGTCGCAGGCAGACACGACGAAATCGAGAACATCAACAGAATCGACATCTACCGCAAGCAGGACCACGCTGACACCTACGTCGTTGAAGTGGTCTACCTCACCGCCGATGGTGAGTTCACGACCGAGGTGGAGACATGACTATCGTAGACGGGGAGTTCGACTCTCAGTCCGAGGAAGAAATCCTCAACGCGATGGTTGCCGATGCAAAGGAATACTTTGGCGAAGACCTGAACGATGGCGAGCAGGCCATTATTCGGATTTTCTACCGCCCCATTGCACGGCGGCTGGCTGAAGCCCAACAGGACATCGGTCTCGTCCTTGAATCTTCGCAGATTGACAACGCCGAGGGAATGGCTCTCGACATGCTGTGCGCCCTCATCGGACTCCGACGCGAGTTTGCCAAGCGCGCTACGGGCGTGGTGACGTTCTCACGGAGTGTCGCAGGCGACACCGATTACGCCATTAAAAGCGGAACAACCGTCCAGACGGATTCGAGTGAACCGCTGAGGTTCGAGACTACGAAAGGCGTCACGCTCACAGAGGGCGACCTCACCGTTGACGCGCCCGTAGAGGCCGCGGAGGGTGGAGCCGAGTACAACATCGGCCCCAACACCCTAACGGTCATGCCGGACCCGCCAACGGGTCTGAGCGACGTGACGAATACCGCCGACACTGGCGGTGGCACAAACCGCGAGAACGACGAGGACTTGCGAACCCGTGCGAAAGAAGAACTCGCCGAAGGGTCGCAGGCCTCTGCCCCGGCTATCATCAACTCGGTGCAGTCACTCGATGAGGTCACGTCCGTAGCCATCGAAATTTACGACGCACCCGGCGAGGACGACGGCTTCGAGCTAACTATCGCCGGGGGCAACGACCAAGAAATCGCCCAAGCAATTCTCGAAACGAAAGCCGTGGGCGACACATCATTTGGTGGGAACATCGGCACGCTCACTTCAGCGACCGGCAATCTCCCGAACGGACAGACCCACGACATCAACTTCTCGCGACCCACCGAGACGCAAATCTACGTCTCCTGCACGCTCTCCACGGCGGAAGACTACGCGGGGGCGACTGACGTGCGAGACGCCATCGTGGACTACATCGGTGGCATCTCCTCAACCGGAGCCGAAATCACCGGCCTAGGCGTCGGCGAAGACTTGGTGTACGGTGAAATCGAGTTCCAGATTCGCACAGTTACCGGCGTGTACGACGTAGATGAACTCTACATCGGCACTGACCCGAACCCCACTGGCGAATCTAACATCGCTATCTCAAACACTGAAGTCGCGATCGGCAGTGCGACCAACGGCTCTATTGAGGTGAACTAATGTCTCAAACAGAACTTAATGACAGCGGGCTGAAAATCGCCGAAAAAGACCTCAGCGCAATGTCGCCCACGTCCAACGACCACGGGCGTATGTTCAACCACGACGGGTCGTCTGCTATCACGCTCGCCAATGAGTCTCAGACCACGAACCCGGGCTTCTACATTTGGGATAACGACGAGGAGGCGTGGCGCGCATCGAGCGAGAACGCCCAAAACGTCGGCGGCTACACAGCGAGTGAACTCGCTGCGCTGGCCGAAAATGAAGTTGTAACAGGCAGTTGGAACTTCGAGGTTCCGCCGACTATCGCCATGCAGGCCATCTTTCACGAAGGCAACCCGCCGGAGAAAGCTGACCTGAACTTCGACCCCGTTG